GAAGAAAAGCCTGATTGCGGGACTCCGGAAGAAGGTCAAAGACGATATTCACAAGACTCTCTCCGTCGGGACTGCGGCCGGAGAGTCTATCAACCAGCTGGCCGACCGGGTGGGAGAGGTATTCAAGATGGCCTCCACCCGGGCCAAAACCATAGCCCGGACCGAAGTCGTGGGTTCCTCGAATATGGGGAGGAACGTCGTCTTGAATCAGTCCGGGTTTCAGAAAAAGAGATGGTTCACTGCGTTGGACGAGAACGTCCGGGACTCCCACGAAGAGATGGGAGGGCACGATCCTATCCCGATGGCGGACTCCTGGGAGCTCCCCTCCGGCGCGGTTTTACAATATCCCGGGGATTATGGAGCTGGCTTCCCGGAGGAAACAATCAATTGTAGGTGTATCGAGATGCCCGACCTCGAAAGTCGGGAGGAGTAAAAGGGAGAGGGAGGAAGGACAATGGCGCAAAAACTTTTGGGAGTCGACGGCAATCCGATTCTTCGGAACGGAAAGGAAGTGTGGACCTCGGCTCAGTCGTCCGTATTGAAGGCAGTGGACCTCGGAAAACGGGAGCTCTCTATCACCGGGACGACGGAAGCCCGGGACAGGGACCGGGACCGGATCAAGGTCTCCGGGTGGGAGCTGGAAAACTTTCTGAAGAATCCCGTCTTTCTCTGGGGCCACGACTATTCGAGTGTGCCTCTGGCTGCGGCTCGGAAGGTCGTGAAGAGGAGAGCTCCCCTCCGGCTGGATTTCGTTTTCCGGTTCCCCACGGAGATCGGTCTCTATCCTTTCGCAGATATGATCCTGGGGCTGTACGACGACGGGATCATCAATGCCTCCTCCGTCGGGTTTATCCCGATTGAGTCCGAGCCCCTGCCTCCCGAGAAGGGGAAGGAGGACGAACCGGAGTGGACCCGGGGAAGGCTCTACACGAAGCAAGAGCTCCTCGAGCTCTCCGGCGTCGCAGTGCCCTCCAACCCGGAGGCTCTCCAGAACAGCCTCCAGGAGGTAGATGCTTTCCGGAGCCTGGACGGAGAAGCCCAGAAGCACTTCATCTCTCTCATGTGTAAGGGATCCCCGGTGGAGCCGGAATCGAAAGGGGACCTGGCCTCCTGGATCGAGGATCAGAAGAAGGAGGTCCAATTCATCGACGAGACCGTCTCTCAGCACTTCGTCCCCGGGGATATCTCCGAAAAAGGTGACGAGCCCACGGAGGATCCCCAGGAGACAGAGGGAGCCCCTCCAGCTGGAGAAGGGATCCTGAAGGATTCCGAACACCCAGAGCATGGTTTCTGCTTCCTCGAGAATCATGTCCTGGTTACGGACAGCAAGCTCTTTTTTGAGAAGTTACAGGAAGAGGATAATCCGTTCTATGCCCTGACAGGTCTTCCCATCCCGGAGAAGCCGGAGGATTTGCCCCCGACCGGTGACGAAGGGGAGAAGACTTTGAAGGCCGGAGCGGTTCTCAGTGCTCGGAACAAAACCAAGCTCCAGAGAGCGCTCGAGTATATCCAGGAGGTTTTGGCCTCCGCAGAAGCCCAGGAAGAAGAGGAAGTTGAGAGCCGCCATTTGGATGCTCTCTTGTCTCCTCCGAAAGGTCCGGGGTCCGTTCCTCCCGAGGGGAACAAGGACAAGAAACCGGCTCCTCCGGGAGACGTTCACTCCTTCCTTCGGTTGAGTCCGGATCAGGTCGATGGCCTGAAACGGGAAACGAAGAATATCAGAGATTCATTTCCTGACCTGTTTCCTCAATAGGGGAAGAGGGGGATGGAGACGAAAGGAGGAACCACAAATGAAGCGCTATTTCGAGAAGCTGGAAGATGGGCGATTGGTCCTGGTGGCCGAGCCGGTCGAGGGTCAGAAGTATTTCCTGGAGGACGGAACCGAGGTGACGTATGCGAAGGAGCCCACGCCGGCTCCGGCAATCCGGATTCCGGAAGCCGATCCCATCGGTGAACTCACCGGACTGATGAGGGACATTGCCTCTGCCCAGTCCAAGTCCAGCAACGTCATGAACGACATCAAGGAAAAGGTCGACTTGAACGAAGCGGCAATCCGGACCTTCCAGGAGCAAGCTGCGAAGGGATTCCCGATTCCCGGTCAGGGAGCTGCGGCTCCCAACGGCTCGGAAGAGGACATGAGTGTCTATGCTCCCTACGATCTGGCCAAGCAGGGCAAGGGTCTGGTGAATCGTTTCGGTGGTGGCTACAGCATCACCGAAGAGAAGAGGGTCGAGATGGCCAAGTATTTCGTCCTCTTCCTGAAGGCCGGTCTGGGCCAGGACCCGGCTGCGCGGCAGCTTTTGCGTGAACGGTATGCCCCGGTGGGCAAGACGGATATCGGGGACAGCGGCAACGTGTTCCCCGTTCCGGACATCGTGGACAGTGAAATCTTTGCCTTCGCAAGGGAGCAGTCTGCTCTTCTTCAGTATGCGCGTCTGTGGGAGATGACCTCTGAGAAGATGTCTTTCCCGAGCGAGACCGCACAGAGCACTCCCACGTGGGGGAACACCACGCCCAATTCCGATCCGACCATTGCCGAGGTCGAGCTGACGGCAGAGGAACTCAGTGCGTACACCACGGTCAAGAACATGACCCTGGCGGATGCCCGTTCCGATATCGTCACCTGGCTCACCCAGATGATGGCAGAAGCCGCTGCCCTGGAGCTGGACAACTCGGGATTCAACGGAGACGGCACCAGCACCTACGGGTCTTGCTCCGGCGTTCTGTCTGCGGCCGCGGGCTATTCCGTCGTCATGGCTTCCGGCTCCACCAACTTCTCTGCGATCACAGCCGACCATCTCTCCGAGATGATCAGCAAGCTCGACGGACTGAAGAAGGTGGGGGCGCGGTTCTTCATGCACGGTTCCATTCTGCACTATGTGCGCGGTCTGAAGGACACCAATGATCGTCCGATCTTCCTCGAGACGGTCGGGGCTCCCATGTCGGGGCAGATTTGGGGCTACCCCTACACCGAAGTGATCAAGGCTGTTAGCACCTCCGCGGTGTCCACCGGCTTCGTCGTCTTCGGCAACCTCAGATACTTCGCCGTGGGGAGGCGGCTCGATGCAACTGCTCTCCAGGTCGATCCGTATGGCGACTGGACCACGAACCGCACGCGGTTCAAACTCTATCAGCGGTGGGGGATCGACATTGCCCTTGCCAACGGGTTTGCGCGGCTCGTGACTGCGGCTTCTTAAACCTTTGACTTGCTGGGGGCCTGGGGGCCAGGTCGGGGACCTTGGGGTTCTCCTCCTCGGCCCCAAGGTCTTGCTCTCGGGTCCCCGGCAATCTTCGTTGGAGTACCAGGAGATGATAAGTCAACCGGAAGAGAATAGGATGATGACCAACCGGCCGAAGGTCGTCCACGTGTACTACCGGTGCGCCAGGTGCGGGAAAGAGTTCCGCTCCGGGAGGGAGACCAAGGGGCTCCGGTGCGACAAATGCGATGGGAAGGTTTTTGCCCACCGAGACGAGAGAGGGGGAATCATATGCAAGAAGTAGAGAAGAAGAAACCGACCAAGTCAGTCTCTTTGCGGAGGAAGCCGGCCGTGAAGAAGAAGGAACCGGATCCGATTGAGAAGAAGGCCGAGGAGGAAGGGAAGGTCCTCGTCATCGGGTCCTCTGGGTTCTTCGGTTCCTGGCTCTGCCCGGGGTTGGAGAAGCTCAGTCACGAAATCGTCCCGTATGATATCGAGGAAGGGAACGACCTCCACGATACGGACAAGCTCCTGTCTGCGGCTTCGGGGTGCTCCTCCGTCGTCATGCTGGCTGCTATTCCGCACTACTCTGAGAAGATAATCCCTCCCCTGTTTATTCGGTTGAATACCCTCGGGACGACCGGCGCCATCAAGGCCCTGGCCGGTGCCGGGATCCGCCGGTTTGTTTTTACCTCCACCGGCGCCATCTACGGGTTCGGTCCGGGAAGAGACGAGGGATGGGTCCGACCTCCTATCACTGAGGACGTCTCCGGGATGGACTGGAACGTGATGGATATCTATGGGGTGAGTAAAGTCCTGGCTGAGAACGAGCTCCGGTCTTGGGCGGAAAGGGAAAAGACTTTCCTCTCCGTCGTTTCCCTCCGGGTCAACTGTATCGAGCCTCATCACGGGGGAGCTCGGGAGCACGGGGCTCATCACGGCTGGTGGTGTTCGCAGGAGTTGGCCGTCCGAGCCTACGATGCTGCCATCCGGAGGATTACTCCCGGGTTCACTGAGGTCAACGTGGGAGAGGAGAATCCGAAACTGAAGTTGACGAGGCTGGAAGTTCTTCTCGGTGATTTGCTGTAGCCCTGACCAGAGGAGGAGGGAGACAGATGGGAAACAAAAGAGGAGGGACAAAGGACGTCGTTTTCATAAACCCACCGGTGTGGCTGTATGCCGGGACGCAGTTGAACTTCAACCCGAACCTGGGGACCCTATACCTCGCAGCCTCCGTCCGGAAGAACTACCGGGTCCGGGTATTCGATTGCGAGGCACTCCGGTGGGGATATAAGGACATGATGAATATGCTGAAGCAGATCGGTCCTTCCGCGGTTGGGATAACCGCAACCACCCTCGGGTTCCCGAGCCTGAAACGGATGGTCAAGGAGATCCGTCGGGAGTTCCCTCGGACCTACATCATGATTGGGGGACCTCACGTGACGGCCCACCAGGACGTGGCCCTGGCCGAGTCCGGCGCCGACGTGGCCGTGGTCGGGGAAGGAGAACCGGTGATCGGCCGGCTTCTGGAGGAGAAGACCAGAGGGGTCGTCTGGAACAAGGAGCCGATGGATCTCGGATCCCTCCCTCGGCCGGCCTGGGACCTCCTCCGGCCGAAGATCAACGAAGGATACCGGGGCAATGCTCCCACCTACGACCTCCCGGAGACGGCCGTCCAGTGGCAGCGGGGATGCCCCCACGGGTGTTCCTTTTGTAGCCATGCCGTCTTCGGGAACCGTCCGACGAAGTTCCGACCTCCGAGGGCTATCGTGGACGAGCTCCTCCACCTGCGGGATGAGTGGGGGATCCGGACCGTCTTCGTCTACGACGACGAGATGTTCGGACTGTCTACGAGGCAAGACGAGTGGCTGAACGATGTCCTGGATATCGTGATAAAGGAGAGGGTGGGGCTGACTCTGAAGACCCAAGGAAGGTGCAACGAAAAACTGGTTAAACGAAGAACCGTGGAAAAGATGGCAGAGGCCGGCTTCCGGAGCATCATGCTTGGGTGCGAGAGTGGGAGCCCGAAGGTCCTGAAGGCCAACCGGAAGGGGACGACGGTCGAAGATATCCGTCACACCGTGAAGATGGTAGCAGAGGCCGGGATCGACCCGTGGACTTTCTGGATGGTAGGGAACCTGGAGGAGACTCCGGAGGAAGCCTCCCGGACGGAGGTCCTCATCAAGGAGCTGAAGACCTGGATCCGATTCCGGCAGGTGACGATCTGTACGCCGTGGTCCGGTTCGGAGACCTACCAGCTCGCAAAGGAAGGCGGGTGGATATTCAGTGAGGATGTCC